TTAAAGTTTATCGGCGTGGTGCATCAGCACAAACTTATCCCACAACTGCTCTTCTGTTTCGACATGTGCCGGATCTTTCAAAATAGTATTGGGGATCGGGCACACCTTCTGGCAGGTTGGCGTGTCGTAATGGCCTACGCATTCCGTACACTTGTCGCTGTTAATCTCGTAAATGCTATCACCCATCGAAATTGCCTCATTCGGGCATTCGGGCTCGCACATATCGCAATTGATACAGCGTTTAGTAATTAGTAATGACATTTCAATGAATTACCGTTAAATCATTTTAAAATCAGCAAGTTAAAGAGTTTCTCTATCACTCTCTATTATTTACTTACTGTATGTTGATACAGTGTATTTAACCCTGATAAACTCAGTCCAGTAACACAAAGCCGCAACACATTGCATTTTGTCCTGCTGAAAAAACCTGCATGTGTGAGCTTGTTTTCTGTGCCTTCGCAGATAAGGATTGAGAATGCCGCGCACTGTAACACATAAACCAGATAGCCCCAATAATGACGATGTTTTCGCCGCGTCTGAAAAGTGGGATGTCTGTAAACCCCCCTATACCAGCGCACACATGAAAATCTGTGTTGCTGCCGCCAAAATTATCCTCTCCGCTTCTGGCGTCGCCCGTCGCTCCAAATACGAAAAAGAAAATTATCTCCGTATTGATTTTAGTAAAGCAGGTAAGGTGACCTTTTACGCAGAGTTCCCTAAAAAGATGGGGCTGAAAGGTAAAAAGCTTGGTGAATGGCCGGAACTAGCAATTCAAATAGCCAGAGAGAAGGCATCAGAAATGGCAGAGGGTGGGTTGCGTGCTGAATCCGTCCACGCCGCTTTGGAAATGTACCGTGACGACCTTAAAGCAAAAGTCGACCGGCAGAAGTTAAGTCCTGATAGCTTCACGACCTACGGGGTACGTATCGACAGAATCAAAGCAACGTTCGGAGAGCGTGAAGTATTCAGTGATGTGACATACAGTCGGCTGGTGGATGTTCTGGATGAGTGGATCGCAACACGTTCCAATAATAACGCGCTAGAATTATTTGGTGAGCTTCGTCGGTTCTGGAAATTTTGTGCTCCTACACTTTGCAATGGGCGTAACATTGCCGCCAGTTTGCCAGATGATTATGTTTCTTCTCGTGTGCAGAAACCAACCCCAACGCGACTATTTACGGATATTGAATCAATCGCCCGCCTTTGGCTCAATGTGGCTGCCTGCACCTCTATACACCAGAAAAATGCCGTTAGATTCATGATTATTACTGGCGTTCGCCCGATAAACATTAATAACTTGCGCTGGGATTACGTCAACGAGGATGCAGATGAAATCGTTTATCCAGAAGGCGTGATCGGTATGCGCGGGGCGATGAAAACACAAAAGGCTTTCCGCCTGCCGATAACGCCAGAGATCAGGCGGATTATCGACGAGCAGAAAGCCTGGCGCGATTCAGTTCCTGAATGCAATAAAGATTATGTGTTCTTGCAGCCGCGTGACCCTATGCAAGCATTTTCAAAACGATCACTGGATAAACTGGTGAAAACATACAGCCCGGAAGGGGCGGTAAAAGGTATGAAGCATGATGGGACAATAAAAGGGAAAGAGGGGGCATTTAATACGATGTGCCGTAAATTCCTTAAGAGCAATGTTATTGCCCTGATGAAGGAAAGAGGCTACTCCCGATCAGATAGAAGGGAAGTAAGCCTCTTGTGCCTTCACCATTCCAGCAAGTCTGATGACCCGATGGCAGAACACTACGACTTTTCAGATGAGATTTTGCAGGAAGAGATTGCGTTAAAGCGCGAAGCATTTGAGGCTCACGAGCGGAGCATACTCGCGCAGGTTGCACTGCTAAGACGACGGTGTTGAACGACTCTCTATGCCCATTAAAAACTATGGACGTGTCGTTGAACGTTATTTAAAACGCAGATAGAATCAAGAAAAATCCTAAATAAATGGAATATTGTTTATGGCTAAGAAAATCGCATTACTGGGCTTTTCTGCTCTTTTTGTTGCGAGTGTTGCTTTTGCTGAAACGACAAGTAACTGGGTTGAGGTTACTACAGCTGAGGATGGCATTTTTTCAGCAAAAAAAGGCACATTTAGAAGTGTAAAAGGTGATTCATCTGCCTTGTTCATGTATCAAACAAAAAATAAAAAAGTAGAGTACTACAAAGTTAGTATTAAAGATGCCGACTGTGATAGTGGATATGGGGAGGTAAGATTCTTCTATATGGATGGGAAATTAGCTTTCAAAGGTGATTATGTTGCTGATGGGAACAGTGTTGGCGCAGGTATTGGTGATTTTATGTGTGGGGTCAGAATTGGACTTAACACACAAAAAAGTTAAATGAGGGGCATTTGTTAAAAAACAATAGCCCCACATTAGATCAATATTGGCTCCGGCATTTCTGGATAAAAGCTTCTACGTTACGGCGCTCATAGCGAACAACTTTAGCGCTGAACTTTACCGGGGCCAATGTAGACCTGTGTCGGTGTTCTGTATTCCATTTACATAATGTTTTTTGCGTAATCCCCAGCTTCTGGCATACCTCGTCCGGAGTGAGGAGATCATCAGGTTGTTCAGTCATGTTATGCCTCGCTGTTATCGGGGGTAATGATGAGCCGCTTCCAGATGGCTGAGACATACTTAGCCTGATGTTTGGCATCGGCTAGGGCATTATGCATGTCACCTTCAAACGGTATGTCCCGGCGTGGGTTGATTCCTATTTGCCTTCCTAATTCGACGATAGTTCGGACATCACGATCATTGAAGAATTTCCACATGCAGGGGATTAATTCACGGTCATAGCTGGCACGGAGGATTACATTGTCAAAGGTAGCGCCATTACCCCAGACCTGAACTTTATCAATGTCAGAGTTATCCAAAATAAAGGTATTCAGCTTTATCAGAGCGGCTGAAATCGTTATCGCATCTTCATCGCAAATAGCCATTCGACCTTCTTCGCTTTGCTGCATCCACCAAATTATTGTTTCAGGGTCAGGAACGGCACCTCCAGCAATCGCGCTTTTTAGGCTAACAACCCGGTAAAATTCAGGGCCCAGTTCACCAGTTGAAGGATCAAAAAACACAGCACCGATAGAGACGATGGGGGCATTTGGTTTATTCCCCATAGTTTCAAGGTCGATCATTAAATGGTTCACGTTAAATATTCTCCTGTTTTGGTGCTGCTTTAAGCATTGCGGCGCGGCAGGCGCGGCAGGCGTTCCATCCCCTGACTTCAGCGATTGCAGCTACAGCGTCTATGGCATGCATTTTCGACGCTTCTGGCATCGGCTTTTCATCTGGCAATACTGGCTCTGCGTTCCTCGATGCCAGCACCTCATCAATCACCTTCAACATATCAGCGAGAATGTAAGCTCTGTTCCCGCCGTTTGAGTACTGGGTATCATGCTGCAGGTGTTCGCGTATCTGGTGCAGGCGATCGAGTGATACAGGACCGTGCGCCGGGTGGTTGTTAGTTGTCATGGGTTAGCCCTCATCATCTGGCATTACCAGCGCAATATCATCAGGTACTGAAATCGTCAGCAGCGTGCTGTATCCACGCTCATGAACACTGTACGAGGCAGGCCATATTGGAAGTGGTACGTCCTCGGCAATTTGACTGATACCTACACTCCACAGCCCAGAATCAAGGTAATAACCGACTACCTGCATTTCACCTTCTGCAGATTTCAGGTGATATATGCCAGGTTTGTTAAAACAGCCAATTTCCTCGCGAATGGCACCTTCGCACTCGAAAAGGTCATCGCTTGCGCCATAAAATCTCAGCTCTTTCATATATCACTCCCCCTTCACGCCAATGCCAGCGGCGCGGATTGCTTCTATGAAAATATCAAGCCCCTGATTAAATCCGATAGCCTCATAAAACTGTTTTGTGTGCATGTCCGGTGAATTGCGATATTGGGGCAGCGTCACTGTTCGCGCCTCCAGTTCTGCTATGCGCTTCTCTGCGGCCCTCAGCTTTTCACGCGCCTCCCGCATATCGTCACGCATAGAAACTGCTACAGCTTCAAGTGAATCATTGTCACGCTGTAGCTCCCTGCACTTGCTCTCGGCGTTAGCGAGTTGTACTGCCATGTCTGCGTTTTGAGATTGCAACTCAGAGAATTTACGCACCAGATACTGAGCATCGCTCTCGTTAACTTTCATGTCGCCGGGCAGACATTTGCCACGGAGAAAACCTTCCATTTCGTATACGTTCATACCGTTTTCTCCTGATTAACTTTTTCGACCAGTTCATTCCACTGTGGAGCCAGTGTTTCCTCTGCTTTTGCACGGCTACTGGCCGGTCCGTTGAGCTTCACACTGTAATGGTCATACGGGCATCTGATACCACCCCATACCCAGCCAAGATGATTGGGTTTCAGCGAGTACTCGGGCATATTTCCGCACGTAGGGCATCTTGGTAAATCAGACTGCTTCACGGCGACACTCCATCAGTAGTTGATTGAATTGAATTAGCATTGCGTTACCACACCCATAAGGGAGATCGTTAACGCGGTAAGTAGGGACACCGTTGCACATCCCTGATTTCACAACGCGACCAGTGGTATAAAGCTGGGATATTGCGCCTGATACAGCGGGTGTCTTCTTGTTCAGCCCTCTGGCGATGTCACCGCTGGTGGTGTTTGGATGAGCCTGGATGTATTCAAAAACCGTCATCGCGCCGCCTCCCGCCTCGCCGTCTTATTGGCTCGAAGCATTTCTTTAGAGCGACCTGAGATCACAGTCTTCATCAGGAAGAATCCGCAACGCTCGGCAATAACACCCTGCGTACACATCAGCACCGTATCAACGACGCGAACATGACGACGAAACTCAAAAACTGTGCTGGTGATGATGATGTTTGCCGCCGCGCCCTTATCCTGGTATTCGATATTCATGAAATCACCCTCGCTATCAGTCGTGCCGTGGCGATGAAGCAATAGAACCCTGCGGTTAAACCGATTCCGGACAGAGAAGAAAAGAGCAGGGTCCACATCACCAGTTCAGGAATTTTTTTCATGAGGTCACCCCATCAGCCTCGTGACGAAATTCGCGAAGAATTGAGGTTATTTCAGCCTGCATTGCTGGTGGCACTTCAATGGTCAGCGCTTCGCCAGAGTCCTTTGCACATGAAGAAATAAGCTCCAGGAACTTCCTGGCTTTTCCTGCATTAAACTGAGGACTGGCAATGCTTTTAGTGATTTTTTTCTTACCTGCGGCTTCAGCTTTCTTCATCAGGCGAGAAGCTTCACGGTCTGCGTACACGCCATGCTCGCGGGAGATGCCGATCGCGATGGCATAATTCATGGAACCATCACGCACGAGCTTTTTGATATACGGGGTGCATTCGTGAAGTTGAAGGTGTTGCAGAATATCGGACTCAGAACGTTTAACTTTTGCCGCTATTTCTGAAGGACTCCAGCCCTGATTCTGAAGGCGATGATATGCCGCGCCACGTTCAAGAGGAGTAAGCGCTAATCCTTGCGAGCTGGTTACCATGAAGGCGATCTTGTCGGCTTCACTACCGACGAAATCTTTGCATTCAAGGCGCACAATGTCGTGGCCCATTTCGATAGCAGCCAGCGCACCATGATAGCGGTGATGACCGTCGATAACCTTCACACCACGCTCGGTAACTTCCACGGCCAGCGGCGGGATATATTCACCGGCAATAAACGCATCGCGGAATTCTTCAACATGCGCCCGATTGAGTTCACGAACGTTGTAGCCTTCTTCGGCGTAAATTTTATCCAGCGGAACATTGTAGGTTTTGCGGGTAGTTAACCCGGCGTCTTTATCGTTATAGAGCTGGCCTAAACTGGGCATGGTTACTCCTTCATGTAGTGGGAGAGTGCTTTGCTATGCGCCCGCAGGGCAGGCGCATAAAACAACACACGGTGGGATTAAACAGAGCCTTCGTAGATAGGCAGGTCTTCGCCAAGCTGGCTTTCCATATCGGTGACGATCTCCTGGAATGCGTGCTCAACAACTTTCTTCGGTTCGATCAGCTCATACCAGAGGACTAACTGACCATCACGCAGGCGGTAGCGGATACGTGCATCGACCTGGTAAGGAGAGCCGTTGTGGAATGGAGAAATTGCCAGGCTGATTTTTTCCGGCATTTGGGTATTACCAGAACCTGATTTTTCATCGCTGAACTGGAACTGGCAGGTACCATCAGAAAGGCGTTTAACAGACTTAAACTCAGATTTGCGAGTTTCCTGGAATGCCAGAACCATTTCGAGCAGTTCGGTACCTGACGGGCCATGGTATGAATCACTAACCGGCGCAACATTCTGAATATTGTTTTCCAGGAATTCAGCGAAGTTGATCTGGTCCATTTTGCTGCCATCGTTGGCAGTCCATGATTTCCATTCGTCGGAGAACGGGCAGTCATAAACAGCTTTATGTGCAGCCCAGCTCGGATTATTAGCGTTCTGGTGGAAATCCAGCACGGCGACAATGCGTGTTTTGGTTTTATCCGCAAAAACTACAGTACGTTCATCACGGAATCGCTGGATGTAAGCGATCAGAGAACCCGGAGAAATCAGGTTGGCGCTCTGACGAATACGCGACGGAGCCAGTTGCAGACTTTCGAGGGATTTGACTTCAAAGCCATCGGGTACAACAACTGACGGAATGTCCGTCTCGGTCTTCAGAGTTGCAGAGACCAGATCACGAATGTCGAGCACGGCAGAGCCTTCAATTTGAGACATTGAATATTTCCTTATCAGATTGGAATGGTTTGTTTGGTGGGTATTACTGGGCCAGCTTGATAGGTGCTGTTTGTGGTGCAGGTTCGATAACCTTTAAATCAAGCTGTGTCTGCGCAGGATCGTCACGCAGTAGATCGCCATCGGCGGTTGCAAACATGATGGTATCGGCGCGGTCAAGTTCAGGAATGGTACGGGTTACCTTTGGCGTGACTTTCATGGTGTTTTCATCACGGGTATTTAGCATGGCGCAATTGAGCGTCAGCGTAACCGCACCTTTCTTGCCAGTTTCGCGGACTGCTTTAATCACTTCGGCCAGTGTTTCGGTCAATTCAGCATCCAGTGTGCCTTTATTGATATAAGCCAGTTGCTGGCTGAATGGTGTGGTGTTCTTTGTTTCTGACATAGTTATCTCCAGTTATAAACGAGGATCGCCTTTTTGAGTGAGTAACCTGCATAACCAGCTACGCCGCCAGAAATTAGCGATTGTTTTTTGATTACGAACAGCCTGCACACCACGAGTGACGCGCATCAGGTCGCCGTAGTAAAAATTAACGTTACGGAAGGTCATATAAGTCACCATTTGATTAGGTATCCGGCAGGAGTTGAACCCGCGCTGGGTAGGGAGTCACAGCCAACACCGGAAGCGGATACATTGAATAAAAAGGGCGGCTATCTGTCAGAACATTATCTTCATCCTCCTGTGAGTTGGTTGAAGACCAGATAACCGCCAAGGCACAGCAACTATTAGAAATTAGTGATTAGCTCACTTTGGTGGTGCGGTGGCCGGTGCTGATCTTCGGCTTGTCTCTATGGACTGCAATTCACCACACCCCAAAGGGAACTATGTTTAGCTAATGAGACGCCTGTCTTTTCACCACTTCAGGCTCGGTGGTATCTTGGTTGCTCTCACACAGCCAAGAAGGTTAACGCAATGAACGGATACGAAAATCTTTATATGGCCATTATTCCTGGCCTCGCTGAGCACTATGGAATTTCCGACTACGATTACCGAAACAATCCGCATGTTACCAGCGCGGCTTTGTGCCGAAGCCATCTACATAAACTGATGCTTATCGAGCTTTACTTGCACGAACATCGCATCAAATTTAAGAATTCCGTTCTTAATCTTGATGGTGGTGCTGCTTTACATCATCTTGTTTTTCAGAAGACAAACTGGACACCTGAGACGATTCGAAGCATGGGATATTTTGACCTTCTTTGGGTTCTTCTTGACGATCTGGTTCCTGACAAACTGAGCGAAACAGCGCAGAGTTATTTACAAGTGATCTCAAAGAATCAGCGTCTTTTAAAAACTGACCTAATGAGCTACGCAGGCTGGCAGATAGGTACAGGTGATCAGTATTTAAAAGATGAATAATATTTGTATGCGCACTCTCTAACCTCTCTAAGAGAGTGCGCACTCCCCAACTGACATCGGAAATATTCCGGTTTATCACTTCTACATCCGCTAGCTGATTTGTTAATTCTTCATACAATTGTTGAGCTTCTGTGGTCACATTCATTTTTCATCCCAATAATCGTTATTTGTTGCTGGTGGATTCAGCCCAACCCCCTCATACAGAAGGGGCTGGAATAAATCACATTGCGCTTGCACACTTCCCCTGCCAGTGCTGCCCATTCACGCACGATTAATATCGTGGCTAACCCTCCCACCGACCGGATCGCGCCCGGTGACACGTCGCATTTATGCGTAGGGGTCTAAACAGGTTTCATGTGCTGTTCCGACTTTGCTGATTGTTAAAGAGCGGCGCGGTGCTATGCGCATCTGGCAACGAACCCAAACTGCTATGGCTGTTTCTATCTGTTCGATTCCGATAGTTGAAATATACTCGTGAGTAATTTTCATGTAAATACCTGTAGGTATATTTAAATTGATTATGTTGTCAACTTATTGCTTTCAATAAGTATTTATTTTCATTTTTGGGGTGTGATTAGTTTAGAAATGCACCATTAAGCGGCGAAAAAACAACCGTTATAGTCAGGTGGCAAAGTGGATAGTAGATTTCAGCGTAAAGGGAGAGGGGCATTCGGTAGAGATAGTGGGGAAAAGTTAATAAAAACCCCGACACTATGGCCGGGGCTTGTTTTAATGCTTTAAAATACTACAACCTATTGTATTTTATGGATTCGTGAATCAATGCCTTGCCCATTACGTAGAGCTGATCTTGGCTGTTTTCTTCGATATACCATTTTTCGTAAGCTGGATTGTCAGATAGAACGGCTAACTTATTTCCTTGCATTTGTAGACGTTTTACGTGAAATGTTCTTCCAAAAACAAATGAATAGACCCCATCCGTCTGGAAATGCCGAATCGACGTGTCTACAAAAAGGCGATCACCTGATGACAACGTTGGAGTCATGCTGTCGCCATTAACCGTCATAACTTTCACATCCTCTGGTGTTCTATTTCCAAAGAGGGAACGCGCATGTTCTGAAGTGAACTCTATTGCGTATAGAACTTCCACGTAGTCTGAAAGCATATAGGTCCCTGGTCCCGCGCTAACAGTTAGATCAAGGACTTCAACGCGGAAAACGTCATTATTAGGCACAGTGACATTAACGCCATTGTGTGCCGCTGGTCCCATCCCATCCAACCAACCCCTGCTGATTTTCAAAGCTTCTTCAATCTGTCGAGCTGATTGCTCACCGATGTTTCTCTTATGGGGTTTTCCCGCAGGATAAAGCATCCGTGAAACCACGGTCGGATCGAGCCCAGCCTGTTCAGCAAACTCACGTTGGGTCTTATAGCTTGCTACCAACTCCTGAAGTTTAAGGCGTCGTAGCTCGAAGATGTCAGGGGTTTCAGTTTTCATTCTTCCATCTTACCTATATTTACTTCGGGGTAAATGACTCCCAGGTATTGACATGTGTTTACTTGAAGGTATATTTTATTTCCAGACCTAGGAGGCGTGATGGAAACGTTAAGAAATTACCTAAACGCTTTGTCGCTCGAAAAACAGAGAGAGTTTGCCGCTCAATGCGAAACCTCCCTTGAGTACTTGCGAAAAGCCATTAGCAAGAAACAAAAACTGGGAGCTGCGCTGTCTGTTTCGATTGAGTATCACTCAGCCGGTTCTGTTAGTAGGAAGAGTCTTCACCCGGATGATTGGGAAAAGATTTGGCCTGAACTAGATCATAAAAAAACAGCAGCGTGACAGTAACCACAGCATTAAGAGGTTAACCGTGGGTAATCAACCAGAGTGGAAAAAAGTTGAAAAACAGCCTGCATGGCTGGTGGCTGCGATCAGGAGAACTATCGCTGATTTACCTGGTGGCTATGAAGAAGCTGCAGAAATTCTGGGTATATACAAGTCTGATGACGTAACGCCTGCAACCGATCCTCTGCATAACCGACTTCGCACTACAGGCGATCAAATCTTCCCGTTGGGATGGGCGATGGTATTGCAGGCTGCTGGTGGATCAAACCATATCGCAAATGCTGTTGCCAGGAACTCAAACGGTCTGTTTGTGCCACTGGCAGATGTTGATGATGTTGATAACGCCGACATCAATCAGCGCCTTATGGAATCCATCGAGTGGATTGGCAGGCACTCTCAGTATATCCGTAAAGCTACAGCAGACGGAGTCATCGACGCAGCTGAACGCGCTCAGATTGAAGAGAACAGCTATCAGGTTATGACCAAATGGCAGGAACACCTGACGCTGTTATTCCGGGTCTTCTGTGCCCCTGATGAGGTTTCCAGACCTCCAGACTAATCAGTCTACGCCCGGCTCACAGACGTGACGCAGGAGGGCTTATGTATCAGGACGAATATTTTCACGTGACTATGCCCACGGTTTTTGCTCGTGAGGACGCCCCGTGGATTAAAGAGCAGTTAGCAACACTCCCGGCAGGTATGCGGGAAAAAATCGCGATGGCGTATGCGCAGGCGTACCAAGAGGCGTTCGACGCAGAACCGGTTTCTTTCCGGCAGCAGAACGCAGCACGACGAACGGCAAACCGCCGATTGCGAGAGTTTTGCACGAGATATACCCCAGCGGTCAGGGGATATACCTCGCTCCCACCCAGGGTATGAATTTTTGAAATCGGGTTGGGGGAAAGGGGGCGGTGTTGGGTTTTAGCCCGAAGGGCTGGAACAGCTTTACCAGAAGAGATCGATCTAACAGATAGATCACTGTATGGGGTTAAAACGTCACTTGGGAATCCAGACGTTTAGCCATCCAAAAGGAGATAAAATGATTTATTCAGACGCTAACGAAAAATGGGCCCCTGTTCCAGTTGAGCTTTATTCAAAAGCTTATGAAGTCAGCAATCTTGGCCGTGTTCGCAGCATTCCGCGCCTGGCTAACTCTGAATATTTTATTCGTCACATTCACGGCGGTTTTCTCAAAGGCCGCATGCGTAAAGACGGCACCAAAACGGTTACGTTGTCCGTTCAGCGTCAGCGCGAGAAGTTTGTCATTGCCGATCTGGTTGCTAAAGCTTTCGGGGAGGTATCAACCAATGCTTAACATCCAGCCTCGCGAGAAACAGATCGTCGCGCTCAACATGCTGCGCGGTGCATGGAAGCAGAATAATTCGTTCATGCTCTATGCCCCGGTTGGTTTCGGCAAAACAGCTATTGCCGCGCTGATCACTGATGGCTTTGTCAGCCGCGAAATGCGCGTAATGTTTGTGGCCCCGTATACGGTACTGCTTGACCAGACTGCCACCCGATTCATGGAATATGGTCTTCCTGGCGAAGAGATCAGTTATGTCTGGCGTGATCACCCGTCATATAACCCGACAGCTCTTATTCAGATTGCCAGCGCCGATACACTCATTCGCCGTGAATTCCCGGACAACATCGACCTGCTGATCGTTGACGAAGCCCACCTGAAGCGCAAAAAGTTGCTTGAGGTTATCGACAACCTGACCCGCAACACAAAAACGAAGGTGGTCGGTCTTTCCGGTACGCCTTTCGCCAAGTTCCTGGGCAATTACTATCAGCGCCTGATTAAGCCAACAACGATGAAGGAACTGATCGCGATTGGCGCACTGAGCAAATACGAATTTTACGCGCCGTCACATCCCGATCTCTCTGAGGTGGAAACGTCTTACGTTGCTGGTTATGGCAGCGACTACAAGGAAGGCCAGCTCAGTAAGGTTATGAGTGAAGCCAAACTGGTTGGCGATATTGTAAAAAACTGGCTGGAGAACGGGCAGGATCGCCCAACAATCTGTTTCTGCGTTGATGTGGCCCATGCTAACTACGTCACGATGGAATTTTCCCGAGCCGGGGTGACTGTAGAAGTCATGACGGCAAGCACACCACATGAAGAACGTCAGTTGACGATCCGTCGCTTCGAGCAGGGCATTACCAAAATCATCATCAACGTTGGTGTACTGGTAGCCGGGTTCGACAGTGATGTTCGTTGCATCATCTTTGCCCGACCGACCAAAAGTGAAATTCGCTGGATTCAGACGCTCGGGCGTGGATTACGTGCGGCCCCTGGCAAAGATCACTGCCTCATCTTCGACCACAGCGGCACGGTCAATAAGCTGGGTTATCCCGATGATATTGAATATGACTATCTCCCTTCGTCATCTGACGGCATGGAAGAAGCCCCGCAGCGTGTTACCAAGACAGACGAGCCGGAGAAACTGCCGAAAGAGTGCAGCCAGTGCCATTACGTGAAACCTGCCGGAATTTATATCTGCCCGAAATGTGGGTTTAAACCGCTGGCCGGGGAAGACGTTGAAACAGACAAATCCCGTGGACTGACCAAGGTCAGCAAAGCGGAAGTTAAATACACCCCAGAGCAGAAACAATCCTGGTGGTCTCAGATTATTTTCTATCAGCGCACCCGCGCAGCACAGGGACGCCCTGTCAGTGACGGATGGTGTGCGCATACCTATCGCCAAAAATTCGGTGTATGGCCGAGAGGGTTACATCACACCCCGCAGCAAATCACACCTGAAGTGACGAATTTCATCAAATCAAAACTGATCGCCTTCGCGAAACGCAAAGAGAAACAAGGGGAAGCCGCATGAATACCAAACAAGCCGCAATTGGTCGCTGGGGTGAGATATACAAACACTACGGTCTTCCTGGAATTACCGGGAAAAACCACCTTAAAGGGGAATGTCCTCTGTGTGGTCGTAAGGGAAAATTCCGTTGTGACAATAAAAATGGTACCGGGTCATACATCTGCGTGTGTGGTTCAGGTGATGGCTGGGCGCTGCTGACAGCAAAAACAGGGAAAGAATTTAAGGTTCTGGCCTCTGAGATAGACAGGCTGATCGGCAATGAATACACCTCAGATCGCACCAGTGTAAACCCGGTACGCACATCGCTGGCGCAGCAGCGTGAGAAGGTAAGCCGTAAATTTGCAAAGCTCATCCCGCTGCGTGGGACCAGTGCAGACAGTTACCTGAAGGGGAGATGGCTTAATTCCCTTCCAGCCGAAAGCGTCAGATTCTGTGACAAACAGCCGGTAGATGGTAAAAACCTCCAGGCTATTTACGCGCTGGCAACGGACGATAAAGGCGAGCTTTGCTACCTGCACCGTACTCTGCTTGACGGGGACAAGAAAGCGAAAATAGAAGGTTCAGCCAAGAAGATGATGAAGCTGCAGGAGGATAGTTATCTGGAGTTTGCCAAATCCGTCGCCATCCGCATGTTTCCCACATCCTCCACGCTGGGTATTGCTGAAGGTATCGAAACCGCGCTGGCCTGCCATCAAATAACCAAATGTCATACCTGGGCAACGATGAACACAGCTTTCATGAAGAAGTTCCGCGTTCCAGCCGGGGTAAAGAACCTGATTATTTTTGCAGATGCTGACTCAAACGGTGCCGGTCATGCTGCGGCATTTGAATGTGCTGCTGCCAACCTGCATGCGAAGAACGATCTGGAGACTGTATCCGTCCGCTGGCCTGCGCAGGGTGACTTTAACGATCTGCTGCTAAACGGCTCCGAAGTATTCGAATGGGTATTCCACAGGGGGATGAAGCAGTGAAGAAGCCAGCCAGACAAAAGTTAAAGGTGTACAAGCCCAAGGTCTGCGCTCAGTGCGGAAAGACTTTCACCCCAGATCGTAACCTGCAGAAAGTGTGCGGCCCTCGCTGTGCGATTGACTACAACCGTGCACTGAAGGCCAGGAAAGCGGAAGCAGAGAGAAAGGTTAGCCTGAAGATTCGTAAGAAGGCTCTCCAGCCTCGTGGGTACTTTGTCAGTAAGGCCCAAACGGCGTTTAACGCTTTTATCCGAGAACGTGACGAGGGGAAGCCTTGCCCGTCCTGCGGCACATATCATCCTCCGATGATTTTCGGTGGTCAGTGGGATTGTGGGCACTTCCTCAGCGTTGGCTCGCGTCCTGAACTACGTTTTGAAGAGAAGAACGCCTACCGCCAGTGCAAGGCCTGCAACGGTGGCGCTGGTCGCTTCACCGCTAAAAACAAGACGGTACACGAGCGCTACAGACTAACGCTAACCGAATGGTTTGGTATTGAGCTTGTGGAATGGCTGGAAGGGCCACACGAGGCGAAGCACTACTCACGAGAAGAGCTTGAAGATATTGCGGCTACCTACCGCCGTAAAACCCGCGAACTGAAAAAGCAGAGGGCAGCATGACATACGACCTTATCTACTGTGATCCACCGTGGGAATACGGCAACAGAATCAGCAACGGCGCGGCCTGTAATCATTACAGCACTATGAGCATGGAAGAACTTAAACGCCTTCCTGTCTGGTCACTGGCTGCTGAAAACGCTGTTCTGGCGATGTGGTACACCGGGACCCATAACCGTGAGGCTGTAGAGCTGGCTGAATCCTGGGGTTTCCGGGTAAGAACGATGAAAGGTTTTACGTGGGTGAAGCTGAACCAGAACGCTGCTGATCGCTTCAATAAGGCATTGAGCGCTGGTGAGCTGGTGGACTTTAACGATCTGCTTGAAATGCTGGACCGTGAAACCCGCATGAACGGTGGTAATCACACCCGCAGTAATACAGAGGATGTGCTGATTGCTACCAGAGGAACGGGCTTACAACGCGCCAGCGCAGCAGTAAAACAGGTTGTGCATACCTGCCTTGGAGAACATAGCGCAAAGCCGTGGGAAGTAAGGAACCGACTTGAACAATTATATGGTGATGTGAAAAGAATCGAAATATTCGCTCGGGAAGAGTGGAACGGATGGGACCGCTGGGGAAACGAATGCAACAACAGCATTGAAATGATTACGGGCCAGATAAAAGAGGTGAACCATGCAGCGTAATATCCAAATGGTAATGGAGCGCTGGGGCGCTTGGGCAGCAAACAACAGTGAAGACGTTACATGGGCTCATATTGCGGCTGGCTTTAAAGGACTCATACCAGCAAAGACCAAATCCCGCGTTCAGTGCTGTGATGATGACGCGATGGTTATCTGTGGCTGTATGGCCCGACTGAACAAAGGTAATAGTGAGCTTCATGATTTGCTGGTGGACTATTACCTGTTCGGAATGACATTTATGTCGCTGGCAAAAAAACATAACTGCTCTGATGGTCATATAGGAAAAAAACTACAAAAGGGAGAGGGAATAATTGAAGGAATGCTGATGATGCTTGAAGTGAAACTTGAAATGGATGTCGAGGTGTCATTTATTCCTGAAGGAAAAATTGTTGCGGCTGCATAAAAATAGTTTACGTACGTAAAAATATGAATAAGCTGTTAAGAGTGGTCACTTAGACGCGAACTTAAATATTTCAGAACCTCGCCAATCGGCGGGGTTTTTGCTTTTCGCACTCAGTGTAAGTGAAATATAACCATGTGCTTTCAGGGTGAGTTACTATGCAGATTCCTTTCAAAAGTTGTCTGGAGAGTGGCATGGAATTAACATTTAAGGATCTGAAAGAAAAACGCACTAAACTGGTCGAGGCGCAATGGAAGTTACAGGATAAACTTCAGGAGAAGGCGAGCGAACTACTACGAGAGTATTCAGGTTCTCTTGATCTTACATCTCGTGAGTGGACTGGTTCTGACGGAACAAGATGGCCTTATGTGGACATTGGTATTTGGGAGGAGGAGGGGAAGTTCTTTCCTGTCTTAATCCCCCAACTCAATATGGACAGCCGTTACCACTTGAATTTCGTGATTGCAACCACTCTTGATGATTCTCCGCTAACAGGTGGCTACAGGCAGGGCGTAAGCATCTCACTCTGGTATGAGAACTCATCATTTTATTCTGAAGTAGGCTCAGGAGACGACGTCTCCCGTTTTTCTGTCTCATCTCAGCTGGGTGGATTTTATCAGGTATGCAACGCTATTAAGGCGTTAATTAGCTCTTCTATGGATCGCGCCATGCCAGATATTCCAGCGAATTAATAAAGCATAAACATCTTTCAGGGCTATGCAAATGCATGGCCTTTTCTATATCCCGTTGTGAAATGTTCGTGAGGCATGGGTTGTCAGCCAAAGGATCACCGGGAGACACCCGGCACCACGCATCCATTATTGCATAGCAAAAAGGATCACAACGGTGGAACTTTTAGCAGGGCGAAAAAAAGCCCGCATTGGGTTGCGGGCATAACAGAGAACAAATAGCTAATATTCAAGTTGTCTTTCATCAACTTGTCAGAAGAATTTAACCTTAAGAAAAATTGATGTAAAGACAATATTGATTTCTGGTTATAGGCTGCGCATTTGCGTGGCCTTTTCTATTTCAGGCTCACGGGAATCATCCACGATACATATTGTTGATAAATCCAGCCCGTGAAGCCTGACCCTTTCATCACACACAGCGCCATCCGAAGAATCGGAGGTGAGGCTATGACCAGAATGAGCACCATTTACAGCAGACTTTCATATGGAACAGGCACCACGCTGACCGGCTGCGGTGTATCAGCGAAGGCATATGCCGAAACAGCTAAAACAGCAAAAGAGGTGTCCTGGATGTTGGCCGACAGAATTGCAGGGCTAAGCCTGAGCGACTGGGCAATCATTGTCGGTATCGCATGCACCGTTATTACCTGTGCAGTGAACTGGTATTTCCGCTGGAAAGAACGGGAGGATCGGCGCAATGGCTATGCCACCAAAGCTGAAGAATAAACTGAGCGCAGCGGTCGTTGGTTTAATTCTTGCGGGGGCTTCCGCGCCCGTGATTCTCGATCAGTTTCTGGATGAGAAAGAGGGTAACAGCCTGACGGCGTATCGTGACGGCGGCGGAATCTGGACCATTTGCCGTGGCGCCACGATGGTTGATGGTAAGCCAGTAGTTCAGGGCATGAAGCTGTCTGCTGAGAAATGCGCCCATGTGAACGCCATAGAACGCGACAAGGCGCTGGCGTGGGTCGAGCGAAATATCAAGGTAGCACTGACTGAACCACAGAAAGCGGGGATTGCATCTTTCTGTCCATATAACATCGGCCCCGGAAAATGTTTCCCGTCTACGTTCTATCAGCGAATAAATGCTGGCGACCGTGAAGGTGCCTGTGAAGCTATTCGCTGGTGGATTAAAGACGGTGGCCGCGACTGCCGTCTGACCAAAGGCCAGAAAAACGGCTGTTATGGGCAGGTAGAACGACGAGATCAGGAAAGCGCGATGGCGTGCTGGGGGATAGACCAGTGAGGCTGCGCTATCAGTTTATTGCCATTTCGTTGCTGGTAGCCGTCGCATTCATCGCCGGTGGCGTATGGAGCAGTCGCGGCTGGGAAAAGAAGTGGGCGGAACGTGATAGCGCGGAATCATCGCAAACAGCGAACGCACAGACCGCAGCCCGCATGATTGAACAAGGGCGCATTATTGCCCGTGATGAGGCTGTAAAAGATGCACAAGCACAAGCCGCTAAATCTGCTGCCACTGCTGCTGGCCTGTCTGCCACTGTTAGCAAGCTGCAGCAACAAGCCAAAAAACTCGCCACCAGCCTGGACGCCGCAAAGCACACCGCAGATCTTGCCGCTGCCGTCAGAAGCAAAACAGCCGGAGCCGACGCCGCAGTGCTCGCCGACATGCTCGGACGCCTTGCAGAAGAAGCTCGATACTATGCTGAGCGATCTGACGAAAGCTACCGGGCAGGAGTGACCTGCGAACGCATTTACGACTCGGTGAGAGAGTCGAATAACAAAAGGGTTGAATGATGAATGTCGAAAACCTGACCGAAGCATATTACATCAACAACGCGATAAAAGAGCTACAACGTCAGAAAGGCATACTGGAAAGTGGTGATGGGCTTGGTGTGACAATTCAGTCTACCTATCAGGATAAAGCCTTTCTCGATGCTATTCGCCCACATGCAGTGGCTGAACTTAATCGCCGGATTGAGGAAAAGAAAGCCATGCTGGTTAGTTTTGGCATCTTATTCACTTAAGGAAGCCTGTGGAGGTTATATGCGTCTCACTGTATTAGATGACGATCCCGGCAGGAAGATTAATCTCGGTGTAGAGCGATACGCTGTTTTTCTCGACGGTATTGAGGTTAAGCATGTCTTCACTGCTGACGATGAGAAGGGCGAAGTAATCGCAGCAGTTCCTGATGAGCGTGGTTATATGACGACAGAGAACGGTGAAGTGAAGCGGCATACGCTTTACGGTTCCGTGAGGATTGAACCATGCCAGCGTTAATCCCTCGCGCATGTCGCAAGAGAGGTTGTCCCGGTACGACTACGGACCGTTCAGGCTACTGTGAGCAGCATCGCAATGAGGGCTGGCAGCAGCATCAGCAGGGCAAGAGTCGCCATGAGCGTGGCTACGGCAGTAAGTGGGATATCAAGCGCGACCGCATCCTCAAGCGTGACAATCATCTGTGTCAGAACTGCTTGCGTACTGGACGCGCTGTCGCGGCCACAACCGTTGACCATATCAAGGCTAAGGCACATGGGGGTACCGATGATGATTCGAATCTTGAAAGCCTGTGCTGGCCTTGCCACCGCACGAAAACAGGGCGTGAACGTTTCAAATGATAGTGATTATCATCAACGAGCATGGAGGGGAGGGGGAGGTCAAATCCCTGTGGGCAAAGGACCAAAGGACCGCCGCCTAGCCTTTCTTCACATCGCCGCAGGTTAGAAAACTTTTTTTGGGGTCCCCCAGCCGATGATTAATAGGAGTTTTCGATTATGTCAGGACCGCCGAAAACCCCTACCCATCTGCGTTTGGTGAGGGGTAACCCTTCCAAACGACCAATCAACAAAAACGAGCCGCAGCCACCTAAAGGGGTCCCCCCAGTTCCCAAGCATTTCGACAAGCAGGGGAAGTACTGGTTTAAGCGGATGGCCGAAGAACTTGATGCCATTGGCGTCATATCTCAGCTGGATGCCAGGGCTCTGGAGTTGCTGGTAGAGGCATATACGGAATACCGCCATCATTGTGAAACGCTGGATCGGGAAGGTTATACCTATGCGGTATACAGCGATGATGATGCTGATGAAGGGAAAGAACGTGAAATACGCATGATCAAGCCGCATCCGGCAGCCATGATGAAAGCTGATGCCTGGAAGCGACTTCGCGCGATGTTAGCGGAGTTTGGTATGACGCCTTCCAGCAGGTCTAAGGTCAGTAAAGACAAACCAGACGATGATGATCTGTTAAGTCAATTTCTTAATTCGAGGGACTGATGGCAAAAGTTACTGATGGCATACGTTACGCCGAACGCGTCGTTGCCGGGGAGGTTATTGCCTGTGAATTTGTCCGTCTTTCCTGTCAGCGATTTCTTGATGATCTGAAGCACGGTGAAGAACGTGGCATCTATTTCAGCGAGCCCCGCGCACAACATATCCTCAATTTTTATAAATTCGTGCCTCATGTTAAAGGAGCACTGGCAGGCCAGCCGATTGAGCTGATGGACTGGCATGTTTTCATTCTGATCAACATTTTCGGTTTTGTTATTCCACTGGTAAATGAAGAAACAGGCGAAGTTGTGCTGCGTAATGATGGCAGCGGTCGTCCGGTGATGGTCCGCCGGTTTCGCACAGCATATAACGAGGTAGCCCGTAAAAACGCCAAGTCGACATTATCTTCTGGTGTTGGTCTTTATATGGCTGGCGCCGATGGTGAGGGTGGGGCAGAGGTTTATTCCGCAGCGACAACGCGGGATCAGGCTCGCATCGTTTTTGAAGATGCGAAAAACATGGTTAAAAAAGCGAAACCCACACTGGGGCGACTGTTTGAATTCAATAAACTGGCGATCTACCAGGAGCAGACAGCATCCAAGTTTGAACCGCTTTCTTCTGATGCCAACAATCTGGATGGTCTCAATATCCATTGTGGCATCGTCGACGAACTTCATGCGCATAAAACCCGTGATGTCTGGGATGTTCTGGAGACTGCAACCGGCGCACGATTGCAGTCTCTTCTGTTTGGCATAACGACAGCCGGGTTTAATAAAGAAGGGATTTGTTACGAGCTGCGCGATTATGCCATTAAGGTGCTGCGTGGCTATAACAGCGAAGTGGAAGGCGCGGTGAAGGATGACACTTTTTTCGCCATCATCTTCACCCTGGATAAAGATGATGATCCGTTTGATGAAACGGTCTGGCAAAAGGCTAACCCCGGGCTGGGTATCTGTAAGCGCTGGGACGATCTTCGCCGCCTGGCTAAGAAGGCCAAAGAACAGGTTTCCGCCAGGGTTAACTTTTTCACCAAACACATGAATATCTGGGTGACCGCTGAGTCAGCCTGGATGGACATGATTAAGTGGGAAAAATGTGAGTTTATAGCCCCCCGTCATGAGCTGAAAACTTACCCGATGTGGGCTGGCGTGGATCTGGCCCACAAGATTGATATTTGCGCAGCAGTAAAACTCTGGCGGGCAGATAACGGTCACGCGCATGCAGACTTTAAATTCTGGTTACCCGAAGGGCGGCTGGAAAAATGTTCCGCTCAAATGGCGCAGATGTATCGCAAATGGGCTGAGCTTGGGAAGCTGGAGCTGACCGATGGTGATGTTATCGATCATGCGCAGATTAAAGCTGATTTTCTGGAATGGATTAGCGGCGAAAACCTGAAAGAAACAGGATTCGACCCGTGGAGCGCAACGCAGTTTAGCCTCGCTCTGGCAGAAGAGGGCGTGCCGCTGGTGGAAGTTCCGCAAACGGTCAGAAACTTTTCTGAGTCAATGAAGGAGGTTGAATCGCTGGTTTACGGCGGGCGCTTCCATCACAGCAATCACCCTGTAATGAACTGGATGATGTCTAACGTCACCGTCAAGCCTGACAAAAACGACAATATCTTTCCGAACAAATCCACGCCAGAAGCGAAAATAGACGGGCCTGCCGCCTTGTTTACCGCAATGAGCCGCATGCTTGTAAACGGCGGCGAACAACAGGACAGCCTCTCTGACCATCTGGAAAGTTACGGCGTCCGTTCATTATAAAGAGGCAGTTATGATCCTGATGATTCTCGCCCCACTGATCGGGGTGATGGGCGCTATTTTGCTTTCGTTTGGTGTATGGATGATTTATCCGCCTGGAGGCTTAATCAGTGCGGGTATGCTTTGCCTTATTTGGTCATGGCTGGTTTCCCGCACGCTTTCGCTGGCCGGGAAAACATTGCGAGGAGGGACTGACTGATGTTTTTCCCCGGAATGTTCAAAAAAAGTGACGCCCCTGTCACTACTCCGGCAGAACTCGCTGAAGCAGTGGGAATGACTTACGACACCTATACAGGGAAAAGGGTAAGCAGCCAGAAAGCCATGCGGCTTACAGCAGTTTTCGGTTGTATCAGGGTTCTTGCTGAGTCGATGGGCATGCTGCCCTGTAACCTGTACAAGATAACCGGAAACAGTAAACAAAAAGCGACTTCCGAAAGGCTGCATAAATTACTGACGATGAAGCCAAATGATTACATGACCCCTCAGGAGTTCTGGGAACTGGTCATTGTCTGTCTTTGTCTTCGCGGTAATTTTTACGCCTACAAAGTTAAAGCGCTTGGCGAGGTGGTGGAGCTTCTTCCCATTGACCCAGGGTGTGTTGAACCAAAGCTTAACAGCCAGTGGCAACCGGTTTACCAGGTAACATTCCCCGATGGCTCAACAGACGTGCTTGGGCAGGATGATATCTGGCATGTCAGAACGCTTACCTTTGACGGGCTGGTGGGGCTGAACCCTATAGCCTATGCAAGAGAAGCAATATCTCTGGGAATGGCAACAGAGGAACATGGGGCGCGGTTGTTCTCAAATGGCGCGGTTACCTCCGGCGTACTCCGCACTGAGCAAACGCTCACTGACGCTGCTTACGCAAGGCTGAAAAAGGATTTTGAGGATCGTCACCTCGGGCTGAGCAACGCGCACCGACCAATGATTCTCGAAATGGGACTGGACTGGAAGTCGATGGCGCTCAATGCGGAAGACAGTCAGTTCCTTGAGACCAGGAAATTCCAGCTGGAGGAAATATGCCGCCTGTTCCGGGTGCCGATGCACATGGTGCAGAACACTGACCGCTCGACGTTTAACAATATTGAAAACCTCGGCATGGGGTTTATCAATTATTCACTCGTTCCGTACATGACCCGCATTGAGCAGCGAATCAACATCGGGCTGGTGAAGGAATCAAAGCAGGGTGTGTACTACGCAAAATTCAATGCCGGCGCATTGCTGCGCGGGGATATGAAGTCGCGATTTGAGGCGTATTCAACAGGCATTAACTGGGGGATTTACTCACCAAATGACTGCCGGGAGCTTGAAGAACTTAACCCACGCGCAGGCGGAGATATTTACCTTACGCCAATGAACATGACGACGAAGCCGTCAGACAGCAGCAAGAACAAAACAACCGAGGAACAACATAATGCCGATGACTAAACAGCGGCTGGATATTCCGCTACAGCTAAAGTCTGTCAGCGACAGCGGGGAGTTTGAAGGCTATGGCTCTGTTTTTGGCGTAAAGGACAGCTACGATGATGTTGTTGTGCCAGGCGCTTTTTCGGCCTCCCTTCAGGCATGGAAAGAAAAGAATGCTCTCCCTGCATTACTCTGGCAGCACCGTATGGATGAACCCATCGGTATTTACACTGAGATGAAAGAGGATGAGGTTGGCCTTTATGTTAAAGGCCGGTTACTCATTGATGACGACCCCCTTTCGAAACGCGCACACGCCCACATGAAGGCCGGTTCTTTAACCGGCCTTTCTATTGGTTACATGCTGAAAGACTGGGAGTACGACCGTGTTAAGGGCGTGTTCCTTCTCAAAGAGATCGACCTGTGGGAAGTCAGTCTCGTCACGTTTCCGTCGAACGATGAAGCGCGTGTAAGTGATGTCAAAAGCGCATTTTCCCGCGGAGAAATCCCTTCTCAAAAAAGTATTGAACGAGTCCTGCGCGATGTTGGGCTCTCACGCACCCAGGCTAAAGCATTCATGGCTGGGGGTTATAGCTCACTTTCACTGCGTGATGTTGATGAGGTGAGTACCGCACTGGATGCACTGAAAAACATCAAATTTTAATCAGGAGTTAATTATGTCAGTTGACGTTAAAGACGTAGAGCAGGTCGCGCAGGAACTGCAGGCGAAGTTTGATGCGTTCAAAGAAAAGAACGATAAGCGCCTGGAAGCAGTTGAACAGGAAAAGGGCAAGCTGGCAGGTGAGGTTGAAACCTTAAACGGCAAGTTGTCTGAACTGGATGAGCTTAAATCTGCGCTGGAAGAGGAACTGAAACAGGTTAAACGTCCAGCCGGTGGTCCTCAGAGCAAAGCCGCAAGCGAACATAAAACCGCTTTCATTGGCTTTATGCGCAAGGGTAAAGATGACGGGCTGCGCGAACTTGAACGCAAAGCTCTGCAGGTCGGTGTGGATGAAGATGGTGGCTATGCCGTGCCGGAAGAGCTGGATCGCACGATCCTTAATCTTCTGAAAGATGAAGTGGTGATGCGCCAGGAGGCGACAACCATCACAGTCGGCGGCGCTAACTATAAAAAACTGGTTAATCTCGGCGGTACGGATTCCGGCTGGGTTGGTGAAACTGATGCCCGCCCGGAAACCGATGCGTCTAAACTCGGTCAGATTGAGCCGTTCATGGGAGAAATTTACGGTAACCCGCAGGCGACTCAAACCATGCTGGATGATGCCTTTTTCAATGTCGAAGACTGGATCAACAGCGAACTGGCAATTGAGTTTGCAGAGCAGGAAGAAATCGCCTTTACCAGCGGTAACGGGACGAAGAAGCCGAAAGGTTTTCTGGCATACGCTTCCACGCTTGATCCGGACAAGACTCGTGCATTTGGTACTCTCCAGCACATTCTCTCTGGCGCTGCGGCAGGCGTAACGGCTGATGCGATCATCAAACTGGTCTACACGCTGCGTAAAGTGCATCGTAATGGCGCTAAGTTCATGATGAACAACAACAGTCTGTTTGCTATCCGAATCCTGAAAGATTCAGAAGGCAACTACCTGTGGCGTCCTGGTCTGGAACTTGGTCAGCCTTCCTCTCTGGCCGGGTACGGTGTGGCAGAGAACGAACAGATGCCGGATATCGCGGCTGATGCGAAAGCAATTGCATTTGGCAATTTCAAGCGTGGTTACACCATTGTTGACCGCATCGGCACCCGCATTCTTCGTGACCCCTACACCAAAAAACCATTCGTTGGTTTCTACACCACCAAACGCACCGGGGGGATGCTGGTGGATTCTCAGGCCATTAAACTGCTGCAGATCGGCACTGGCGCTTAATTCTCTGGGGCTTCGGCCCCGATTTTTCGAGGTGATTTATGCCTGAATTATTGCGTGAACTTAAGTGGTCTCCAGATGGTTGTATTGTCGAATCCATTCCCGCTGGAGTGTATCCGGACGGTGAGCTACCTGCTCGCGCTGAGGAAATTGCTACCGAACTCGGTATTATCAAATTTGGTGGTGGCGGTGTTCATGTCCCTGCAGAGCCAGAGCCAGAGCCAGAGCCAGAGCCAGATCCAGAGCCAGAGCCAGAGCCAGAGCCAGAACCACCGAAAACAAAACGTGGGAAGACCAAATGAAACCGTCTATTGCCGAATTACGGCAGCAATGCCGGATAGACAGCGATGATGTTTCTGAAGATCAGACACTGGCGATATATCTCAGTGCAGCAAAGTCCCATGCTGAGAAAATTGTAAACAGGGCTCTATACGATACGAGCATCCCGGACAGTGACCCTGATGGCATCATCATCAGCGACGATATCAAGCTAGCGTTAATGCTTCTTGTCAGCCACTGGTACGAGAACAGAGAGCCGGTAAATATTGGCAATATTACAAGCACATTGCCGTTTGGTGTTCAGGCTCTCCTGGGGCCGCACCGGAAGCACCCGGGAACATAAGGGGGGTATATGCAGGCAGGTCGATTACGCCATCGCGTTACTATCCTGAACTTTACTTCTTTTCGCGATACGACAGGCCAGCCGGTTGAAGAGTGGCAGGAGGGAAAGACCATATGGGCGGAAGTGCTGGGCATCAGTGGTCGTGAGCAGTTGCAATCAGGAGCAGAAACGGCACAGGCAACAATTCGGGTGTGGGTCCGTTTCCGGCGTGATGTGACTGCTGCGTCAAGATTAAAGGTGCTCACAGGGCCATTTAAAGGCGCGGTACTGAATATCATCAGCCCCCCCATACCCGACAGTAAAGCCACCAGGCTGGAAATACTCTGTAAAAATGGAGCGGAAAAATGATTGATATCAGTCTGGATTTTTCTGGTCTTGAAGAGATATCCCGCGATCTGGAATTACTGAGCCGTGCCGAAAACAACAAAGTTCTGCGTGATGCCACTCGAGCTGGTGCTGAGGTTCTGAAAGACGAGGTGATAGCAAGAGCGCCTGAACGAACCGGCAAACTGAAGAAAAACGTTGTGGTGCTGACGCAGCGATCTCGTAAACGCGGTGATATTTCATCCGGTGTTCATATTCGTGGTCGAAACATGCGAACGGGTAACAGCGATAATTCAATGAAAGCCTCCGATCGACGTAACGCGTTTTACTGGCGATTTGTCGAAATGGGTACAGTGAATATGCCCCCACATCCTTTTGTCCGTCCTGCGTTTGATACCCGTGAAGAACTGGCAACGCGCGTCGCTATGAAACGTATGAACCAGGCGATTGATGAGGTGCTGAGTAAATGACGGAAGATGACCTTTACCTTTTGCTGAAACCGCTGGCCGGAGGGCAGGTTTATCCCTACGTTGCCCCGCTTGGCAGTGATGGTCAGCCCTCAATATCGCCGCCCTGGGTGATTTTTTCGCTTATTTCTGATGTGACCGCCGACGTTCTCTGCGGTCAGGCCGAATCCGGGATATCAATCCAGGTGGATGTATACTCACTGACTCTCAAAGAGGCGCGGAATCTTCGTGATATGGCGCTTCAGGTGGTTAGGCCGCTCAATCCCACCAATATAAGCAAAACCCCTGGTTATGAACCAGAGAACCGGTATTACCGGGCGACGCTGGAATTTCAGGTCACCGTCTGACATATCCATTAACTCACAGACCCGCTACGGCGGGTTTTCTATTTTCAGGAGACAAATATGTCCTCACTGTATGAAAAATCGCAGGGTACTAAAATTCAGATCACCTCTGCGCCAGCGACACTGGATACGATTGGCGCCGCAACCTGGCTGGATTTGCACTGTACTATCAAAGAAGTCCAGTTTACTGGTGGTCAGAAGCAGGACATTGATGTCACAACTCTGTGCTCAACCGAGCAGGAAAATATCAACGGCCTGGGCGCTCAGTCAGAAATCTCTATGTCCGGTAACTTTTATGTTAACCCGGCACAGGATGCGCTGCGTGATGCCTATGATAACGACACCACGTATGGTTTTCGGATTGTCTTCCCGTCTGGTATTGGCTTCCAGTTCCTGTCTGAAGTTCGTCAGCACACCTGGTCTTCAGGGACAAACAGTGTGGTGGCCGCAACGTTTTCGCTACGTCTGAAAGGTAAGCCGACGAAAATTGATAACGCGCTACGTCTGACCACCGACCTGCCTGACACCAAGTCAGTTACCTCTGGTTCGGCTTTATCACTGACGGTGGTAGCTGCCGGGGGAACAGCACCTTATTCCTATGTCTGGAAGAAAGGCGGCAGCGCGGTGAGTGGACAGACGACAGCAACGTTCAACAAGGCAAACGCTGCTGCAGGTGATGCCGGTGATTACGTTTGTGAAGTTACCGACGCCTCCACACCTGCTGGAAAAGTCACCTCAGCAACCTGCGTCGTAACGGTAGCGTAATTCATCTTCTTTTATCAGGGATAAAAAATGGCTAAAAGTCTTAAAGAACTGGCGCTGGCTAAAATGTCAGGCTTTCGTCATAAAATCATTACGGTCCCTGAATGGGGTGGTGTGAAGGTTGTTCTGCGGGAACCTTCTGGTGAAGGGTGGCTACGCTGGCAGGAAATTGCAAAATCAGGTACTGATGAAGAAGGCGAGGTATCTGTATCAGAAAAAGCACACCGTAATCTTTGTGCTGACGTGGTGTTGTTCATTGATGTCCTTTGCGATACCAACAAGCAACCGGTATTCAGCGTCGATGAAGAAGAACAGGTACGTGAAATTTACGGACCCGTTCATTCACGCCTTCTCAAACAGGCGCTTGACCTCATCAACAGTGCGGACGAAGCGCGGGAAAAGTCGCAACCCCCGGCGTAAAGTTTCTGATGTCGCTTGCGCTCCGCATGGGGCGCACGCTCTCAGAGCTTCGCCAGACCATGACAGCAAGCGAGCTACTGATGTGGATTGAGTTCGACAGGCAAAGCCCCATTGGCGATATTCGTGGTGATATCCAGGCAGCGCAGATCGTCTCTGCCATCTACGGCTCACAGGGGGCGAAAGTACCGCTGGACGATGCGATCCTGCGCTGGGGTGGTGATGAACAATCAGCACCGAAGGACCCGTTTGCAGGGCTTGAGGCTGCATTAACAGCAGCAACTCAGTGACATTGTAATCATTCCACATTAATATTTATTGCCTTCTAAACATGGAATAGGGATATGAATAAATTACTTCTGGTTGTTGCTATCGCTCTATTATCTGGATGTTCTACGCAGCCCGTTTCTACAGAACAAGCAAGAAGTGTTTCTGCTGACAGAATTTGGGATAAAAAAATCGTTAATAATTCTGCTGATACCGGGACAGTTGTCGTCAAAAGAGATTCCGGACTAATGGGTAGTGCGTGCCTTATCAGTATTTATATTGACGGAAATCCAATTGCAGATATTGATTCAAGGGAAAAAGTGACCTTCTACCCAAATCCAGGTCGGCATGTTTTAAGTGCAACTCCGCATGGCTGGTGTGCCGGTGGTATGGTTGAGGTTGGGGCTGAAGTAGTAAAAGATAAGGTATTAATATACCGGGTTGGATACGGGGCTAACGGCGATTTCAGATTTTCACCTACAGCCTTTTAAGTTAATTCTTGAATTAAAGACACCCGCCCAAAAAGCGGGTTTTTTATTAGGTGAAATATGGCGACACTCCGTGAATTGATAATTAAAATCTCGGCTAACTCCCAGTCTTTCCAGACGGAGATCGCGCGCGCTTCACGCACCGGACAAGATTATTACCGAACCATGCAAAATGGCGGGCGTCAGGCGGCAGCAGCATCAAGAGAAACACAGAAAGCGCTGGCGGAGGTAACCAGTCAGCTTAATTCAGCAAAGGCTTCTGCTATGGGCCTGGCTGGCGCTTTTGCAGGCGCATATGCCACTGGGCACCTTATTTCTCTGGCGGATGAATGGAGTTCGGTTAACGCAAGGTTAAAGCAGGCATCGCAATCGACTGATGATTTTAAAGAATCACAGCGTGCGCTGATGGATATCAGCCAGCGAACCGGCACCGCATTTTCAGATAACGCCAGCCTGTTTGCTCGTTCGGCGGCTTCCATGCGCGAATATGGTTACAGTTCAGAAGAGGTTCTGAAAGTAACCGAAGCTATTTCAGCGGGACTTAAGCTGTCTGGCGCCAGCACATCTGAAGCTAGCTCAGTAATCACCCAGTTCAGCCAGGCGCTGGCGCAAGGCGTCCTTCGTGGAGAAGAGTTTAACTCTGTCAATGAAAATGGAGATCGTGTAATTCGTGCCCTTGCTTCAGGGATGGGGGTAGCCAGGAAAGACCTTAAAGCGATGGCCGATCAAGGGCAATTAACTTCTGACAAGGTAGTGCCCGCTCTAATCAGCCAGCTTGGATCACTTCGCGAAGAATACAGTGCTATGCCGCAGACAGTGGCGGCAGCATCAACAAAAATTGAAAATGCCTTCATGGCATGGGTTGGCGGGGCTAATGAAGCGACCGGCGCGACAAGCGCGCTGACCGGTGTTCTCAATACCATTTCAGATAATATTAACACCGTAGCTGCTGCCGCTGGTGCTCTGGCCGCTATTGGCGGGGCAAGGTTTCTTGGTGGTATGTTCGGTGACCTCAGCGGGCAAACAGCACAACTGATCGATGTACGTAAAAATGAGATTGCGCTCGCTGCCGCCCGCGCCAGTTCAGCAACACAGTCTCAACGAAAAGCAGCTGCGGATGCAATTGCAGCAGAAAGGGCATATCAACTGTCTCAAATGGAACTTGAGCTTACCCGTAATACTAATGCAGAAGCGACGGCAACCCAGAACGTGATCGCCAAACGTCGCGCAATGATTACGGCTAATGCTGCACTGGTTCAGTCTAACCGCGCTGTTACTGCATCACAGCAGGCTCTTAGCTCTGCGACCTCTGTGATGGGACTTGTCAAAAGTGGAGCGACAGGGCTGCTTTCACTGGTTGGTGGTCTGCCAGGATTATTGATGCTCGGTGCTGGTGCCTGGTACACCATGTACCAGAATCAGGAGCAAGCCAGACAGTCCGCCCGTGAATACGCAAACCAGATTGACGAGATCAAAGAGAAGACATCGAATATGTCTCTTCCTGAGTTGGACAGCAACCGTAGTCAGACTGTCACAGCACTGGAAGAACAAAAAAGGTTGATTACAGAACAGGAAAAAAGTGTAGTCAGCCTGAATCGCCGGATTAATGAACTCAATGAAGCGAGGAATGATCCAGCAATAAATCAGGAAAACGCCCTCAATATTCTTAAGTCAATTTCAATACTGACCAATCAAATCTCAGTTGAGGAAGAAAAACTTGCTCAACTGAGAGAAAAATCTCGATCGGTATCGCAAGCTCTTGAGGAAAACGAAAGGCGGCGTAATGACCTAATTAAAGAGCGTGCCTGGCGTCAAAATGCTGAGTATCAGTCTCTGGTAAACATGAACGGCCAGCATACTGAGTTTAACCGCCTGCTGGGGTTAGGTAATGAATTACTCAGGGCACGGCAAGGCCTAACTAACTCCCCGTTGCGTATTCCTCAGGCGACTCTTGATAATAAACAAACAGATGCGCTTGAAAAAAGTAGGCGTGAACTTGAATTATCTCGCCGTAAAGGTGAGGAGAGAGAACGCTTACGATTAAGTTATTCTGCTGATGATCTTGGCTTCGCTTCTAATGACCCTCGTTACCAGACCAGCCGTCATGAGTTAATTAACAATGGCTTAGAAGAGTGGCGGAATAATCAGGCTAATAAACCGCAAAAGAAAGGACCAAAGAGCGATGCAGAAAAGGCGGTAGATACCTATGACCGTTTAATTAAGCAGCAAAAAGAGCAGATCGCGCTTGAAAGCCAAAATACTGAATTAGCGAAAGTTAAATATCAGGTTAGTCAGGGGGAACTCTCGACATTAAGTCAGTCGCAAAAAGCCGAATTAATGCGCAATGCTGCACTTATTGATCAGGTTAAACTACGTGAACAATTGCGTAATTACGAGGCAAACTTAGCTGATAGCAACGCCAGTTCACACGCCGCTAATGATGCGGAGTTACTTGGTTATGGTCAAGGCACCCGTTTCCGAGAGCGAATGCGGGAACAGTTCAATATCCGCAAAGAGTTTGAAGAGAAGAATACAGCTCTGTTACGCCAACGCCAGGCTGGTGAAATTGACGAAACGTTTTATCAGGAAGGGCTGGCTCTGAATAAACGTTATCTCGATGAACGGTTACGAGATCAGGAATCTTACTACTCAGCCTCTGATGCTCAGCGCAGTGACTGGACAACGGGTATGCGTGAAGGTTTTGCTAACTGGGCTGACACTGCTTCTGATTATGCATCTCAGTCTGCTGACCTGGTGAATAATGCAATGTCGGGGCTGGTGGGTAACATTTCTGATGCTCTGGCCGGCAATAAGGTTGACTGGGAAGACTGGGCTAGTTCGGTGCTTCAGTCTATGCAGAAAATTATCCTCAATGCGATGCTGGTGGATTCTTTACGCTCTGCCAGTAACAGCGGTTTTTTCAGTTCAATCGGCGGCATGTTTGGAGCGGGTGCTGGCGCTGCATCTGGCAGCACTCCTTCAGGCGCTTATAACTCGGCCGCATCTGGCATAAAGCTGAATGCGAAAGGTGGCGCATATGCTTCTGAAAGCCTGAGCGCTTACAGCAACAGTATTGTTAGCACACCGACATATTTTGCTTTTGCAAAAGGCGCTGGGCTTATGGGAGAAGCGGGGCCGGAAGCCATTATGCCCCTGACACGATCAGCTGATGGTTCGCTGGGTGTTCGCATGGTTGGTAGTCCGGGTTCCACGTCAGGTGGCGGTGATACGATTATTCATCAGCACTTCAACATATCTGGTAACGGGGATGCGGCACTGAAGCAGGCTATGCAGGAAGCTGCTCGACAGGGAGCGAATGACGGTGCGAAGCAGGCCCGTCAGGATTTGCTTCAGGACTTCTCTAATAGAGGCCAGGCAAGGCGATTGCTTGGCGTGTAACCATTATTAATATTCATTAAGCCGAAAGGCAGGAGACAGTTATGACTTTAGAAGAACGAGTTGAAGTGCTGGAAAAGTCGCTTTTGCGTATGCGCCAGGCCAATAATGAGATTAACTGCGCGATTGATGAACTCAGTGCTTCTGTTCGACAGCAACTGAAAGTTAATGATAATGGACTTCAGGAGCGGGGCGACAAAGTTACATTAGCAGATGGCGGTATTACTGTTCATCTTAAAGGGGGAGGGGTTATTGTTATTAACTGTTTTAGTTCCCCTGTAAGCGAATCAGATAAATTACGCCAGGCAATGGAGAAAGCCGCTACTGCTGGTGCGGAGGCGGCTATGAAACAAATACATCAAGACTTTATTTCTCGTGGACCGCTACGCCGATTACTTGACTTAGGCAGAATATAATCCATTGAGGTACTGATTTACTTCTTTTTCAATATCTACGAGAGTGCGATTCTTCGCATCCTTAATGAACATATGATGGGTGATGCTTTCTTCGTGCTCACCATAAACGGTAACTCTGACATTTGGAGTGCCGGCTTCTGGCTAGTAATCACCTGGCATTCCAATGTGTAGCAGTTGCACTTTAGACAAGTAAAACTTCATCTTATTTCCTTATCCAGAGGTGATCAGCCATCCCTCCTGACCTGAGAACGCCAGTGTCCAACCACTGACGGGCTGAGTAACAACCATAACCAGGTATGTAAATCATTAACATCCTGACAAATGATCAGTAGCGCCGCCGTGCGCAGAGTAATGCAGGAGAATCTATGACTGCACTCGAATGGCCGGAAGATATCTGTCCCGCGTCGCTGACCTGGCGACCAGAAAGTAATACCAAAACTTTTCGCTCACCATTCAATGGATCATCACAAACCGCACGCTTTCCCGGTACCCGCTGGGTATGTTCCCTTACCTTTAATAACCTGACGGACGAAAAATCCAGGCGCATTGATGCTCTGGTGGCTTCACTCGATGGCGAGTATGGCAGGGTAAAAGTTCGCGACTGGGGGAGAAGTGGCAGAACACCTGCTGGAACGCCAGTTGTTGATGGCGCTAATCAGACCGGAACCCAGCTTCAGAGTAAGGGCTGGACACCAGGAACGGTGGTGCTCAGACAGGGCGATTATTTCACTGTTAACGATGAGCTGAAGATGGTTACAGCCGACGTGACGAGCGCGGCGAACGGTACTGCAATGATTGCATTTGCGCCGATGTTGCGTAGCTCTCCGCCTGCTAATGCTGCCATTGAGGTCGCGAAACCCTACGGCATTTTCAAACTGAAGGATAACCAGCAGGGTGCCGGTAACCGTGTGCCGGGTGTTTTTACCAGTTATACGCTGGAGCTTGAGGAGGCATTTTAATGCTGTATTCCCCCTTTTCTGATTCGATGGTGGACTGGTTATCCCGCGACAGGGTGACAGTCGCGATCGCCGCCAATATTCAGTTTGAATCTGGCACCGTCTATGTGCATTCCGGTACCGGGACGTTAGTTCTTGGTGGCTATGTATATTACGGCATGGGGCGCATGGGTTCTGTTGATGATGCCAGTGAAACCAGCACGACAAGCCCCACGCAGGTCAAAATGACCCTCTCGGGGCTGGATATGACCCTCTTTGCCACCACGCTGAACGAGCGATGCGTGGGCAGAAATGCCGAAATCTACCTGGTGGCCATGGATGATAACGGTGTTGTCCAGGTTGCCGATCTTCTGTTCAAAGGGCGGGTATCCAGTACAGGGGCGACCGCTGGCGGGACAAACGCCCTGCAGTACACCATCAGTAATATTTTTGAAGACTGGCAGCGTCCTTTCCCTGATCGCTATACCGATGAATCGCAGCAGGCCGCTTATCCCGGCGATCACATATTCCGATATGTGGCGCAGATGGCTGAACGTTCGATTTACTGGGGCAGTAAAAAAGATGCACCAGGATTTACCTATAAGTGAGGAAGCATGAAGCATCCGGACTGGCATAACAGATTAATCACCGTAATAAGGGCCGCTGAAAAGCGGCCTTTTTTATGGGGCAGCCATGACTGCTGCCTGTTCGCGGCGGACTGTGCTCAGGCCATGTGCGGCGAGGATTTTGCGGCGGGCTGGCGCGGAACCTACGACAGCGAACATGGGGCAAAAAAGGCGATATTGCGCGGTGGTGGCTCGCTTGAAAAGGTGCTGGCCCGGTATCTCGATGAAGTACCGGTGAAGCTGGCGCAGCGCGGGGATGTTGCCGTGGTTGAAAATGCGGGATCGCGGTGTGCCGGGGTGGTTTATTCCGGCGTTGTATGGGTGCCTGGCGAAAATGGTCTTGTCAGTCTGAGGGTTAAGCCGCTTAGTGTCTGGAGGGTGCGTTAATGCCTGCTGCTATTCCTATCATTGCGACCGTTGCTGCGGGTGCTGCCGCCTCATATCAGTACTACGGGATCGCAATGGCTATCACCGTAGCCGCTCAGGTGGCAACTCAGGCGCTGACCAAAAAGCCATCACTGGATTCCTACCGTGACACATCGGAACGTAAACAGGTCCTTCGTGCCGCAGCCAGCGCCAAAACGGTTGTTTATGGTCACACCACGACAGCGGGAACATTGTTCTTTTCAGAGGAAGAGTCGGGGCAACAGGATGACGGTGAAATGCTGCACCTGGCTGTTGCGCTGGCGGGTCACTCATTATCCAGCATTGGAACCGTCTGGCTGGGTGACGAACCGATCAGCAGTTTTCCGGAGCATGCGTCTTTTGAACTGCACACAAATCGCCAGACCGTAGATCCGTACATGCTGGCAAACTGTCCGTCATGGAAAGAAGACATGATCGGAAAGGGGATCACGTGGCTGCGCGTGTCCCTCAAATTCAGTGCAGAAAAATTCCCGTCAGGCATCCCGAATATCAAGGTCGAAAAGTACGGGCGTGCCGTTTATGACCCGCGTACCGGGTTGACGGGTTACAGCAACAATGCGGCGCTGGTCATCCTGGACTATTACCGCAATTACCTGAAAGTGCCTGACGCCGATATTCTCTGGGAGCAGTTCAAGGAAGCGGCGAATATCTGTGATGAGGATGTGGTTACTGGGGGGAATACCGTTGAGAAGCGCTATATCATCAACGGAGAGTTCGATCTCAGTGAAAACAAAGTCAGTATCCTGGAAGGAATGCTGGCAGCGTGCGCGGGGGATGTAACATATACCGCGGGCAAACATGGTCTTCTCGTCGGGGCTTATTACGGACCCGCTACCGAAGTGATCACTGAAAGCCAGCTGGCCGGTGATATCGAAATCATGCCGGAAGTCTCTCAGGCGGAACGTGTTAACACTATCAAAGGGACATTTGTCGATCCGCAGCAGGGTTATACCGAAGCGGATTTCCCCTCTGTGTCTGTCAGTGAATGGGTGGCGGAAGACGGGGTAGAAATATCGCAGGATATGAAGCTGCGATTTGTGACATCTGAATTTCAGGCCCAGCGTCTGGCAGACGTGAAGTTAAAGCGCACCCGCATCGCCAGAACCATGAACGTTACGTTAAACCTGAGCGGGTACCGTTACCGCCCGGGAATGTACGTGAAGGTGAATTTCCCGTCTATCGGTATCGTAAACGTTGAGATGCGGGTAATCGACTGGAAGTTTGGCGTTCAAAACGGTGTGCAACTGACGCTGAAGCAGGAAACCGCAGATGTCTGGGGGGATGCCATCGGTAAACCGATCGAGCGACCGCCATTCACTCAGTTGCCATCCGGTGGCGTGGCGCAGCCGCAGAACCTGAAATACACCGTGGAGGAAATCGGTCAGGTCGTACAGGGCATTTTGTCCTGGCAGAACATCGGGCAGGTAGTCTACAACAAAGTGGTCATTCGCCGTAATGGTCAGATGGTCATGTCCGTCCAGGTTCCGGGGGCGTTCACGCGTCTTACCGGGTTACCGAAAAACACCTACACAGCCCACGTTATTGCCGTAAACCAGATGGGGGCTGAGTCGCCAGAAGGGTATCTGGAATTCAGCATTGAAGCCCCGCCAGCACCTTCCCATGTTGATATTGAGCAGGGCTTCTTTGCCGTCACGCTGATCCCGCGTCTGGCGGCGATCACTAACGTTTCCACACAGTTCGATTTCTGGACGTCAGGCGAAACGAAACTGCCCAATACCTCAACAGCCACGGTGGAAGGGAATGCCAGCCGCGAGGGGATGGGAACGACCTGGACAAGCAATCAGCTACAGGTTGGACATACCTATTACTGGTACATCAGAACGGTTAACGCCTTTGGTGCATCCGGTTTTATTGAAGTTCCGGCGTTGTGTTCTATGGACACTGGCGGGCTGATTGACATCATTGATGACCAGATTCAGAACTCTGATGCATTCCAGAATATTAAAAACGGAGTTGATACAAATCTGGAAGGCATTATGGAAAATGCACTGGCGAACCATGGCACCGTTGAGCATCAGTATCAACAATATGGTGAGGTACGCGCTGATATTCTGGTCGTAAAAACCACGGTGGCTACTGCTGAGCAGGGGCTCGCTGACTTATCCACTTATGTCCAGGCTCAAATAGGACCTGATGGCAGTCTGACCTCTGCTGTAAACCAGAAAATGACTGCGGTGGTGAATAGCGACGGAACAGCCAAAGCCTCCTACACGCTGAACATGGGTATCGTAAGAAATGGTGTTAAATACAACACGGGTTTCGGTATGTCCATCGAACCTGATGGAAACAGCTATAAATCTACGGTTGTATTTGCCGCCGATCAGTTCGGTATTTACTCCGGTAACAATCCAGGTAACTGGCAGGCTGCATTCTTTGTCTATAACGGGCAGGTATTTATTCGCAGTGTGCTCATCCAGGAAGCGTCCATTGATTTTGGTAAAATTACCGATTCTCTGCAATCGTCGAATTTCATTCCCGGCGTAAGAGGCTGGAACTTACCCAAGAATGCCAGCCCGGAATTCCATGGAAAGTTATATGCCGATAGTGGTGAGTTTGCATTTAACGGCGTTAATAACACTGTTGTCATCAACGGGAATGGCCTGACCGTCAATTTATCTGGCGGTGGTCGGGTTGTCGTCGGGAGGTGGTCATAATGCCGGAAGGGATATTAATCGACTATAACGATGGCCGTCCGGTGATGGCGATTACTGCGGGGCTGCGTGCCCCGAGTTTTTGTACATCGTTCTCAGGCTGGTCATCCCAGTTCATGCAGTACCCTGTCAATACGCCACTCGTTCCTGGCTCACAGGCTATCGTGGTGCCAACCAATCCCATTTACATCTATTCCTATGCTGAATTTGATGTGGCCATTATGACCGGCGTCACCCGCAACGGTAATTCCGGGGTAATCATCGGGGCTGAGACAATCGGAGGGAAAAGCATTGTCCCCGACTGGTCAGGCTACGTTATGGAGCTGCTGCCTGCTGCGACTTATAACGAAGGATTGCTGGTTTCAAACTCGACTGACTTCACTGCCATATCCAATCAGGCCGCGCTGATGACCTGCGCCTGGTCCGGGCGCATTACGGTTAACGGCAGCGCGCCGCTTCCGGTGAGTGGTATTCCTTTCGGTAAATGGGATAACCCGAATGTGTCGGTGGGGTTTGATGGTGCCAGTATCATCGTACGCGATATTTCCTACACCGGGCGGGACGACGTGGCCGGAACTGCGACGATTGACCTGGTGATATTCAATCAGACAGCACCTGTCGGCGGCGACGGCATAACGATGACCAACGCCGCAGGTCAGGTCACGTTCTCCACGCTGAAACGCCCCTTTGTGTATGACAGACAAATCCAGATTACCGATGTCTTTCAGGACATTGGCGGTGGGTTCTGCCAGATAGTCTATACCGGCGTTCAGGTACGAATGATAGGTGGATGGGGAAATATCAGAACCAAAGGCGTGGTCATGTCAGGCGGTAGCGTCAGGTCAGCCTACAACAAAGTGTTTGCGGACCGCAATTCAGGCGCATGGGATATGACCCGTAACAGAAATATCGCCATGCCCATTCTTATTCTTCCGAACATGTACTGAGGAAAAACTATGTCAGCAGGAACATTAACCCTGACGAATAACTCTGCTGCGGTCGCTGGCAGCGGGACCGCGTTTACCACAGAGGTGGCAGCCGGAGATTTTATTGTCGTTACTGTCGGCGGCGTTCCCTATACGCTTCCGGTTAAGTCCGTGGAAAGTGGTACAGCGTTGACGCTGGTCAGCAATTACACCGGGCCAACCCAATCAGGCGCTGCCTGGTCAGCTGTTCCTCGTGTGGCGTTGAATATGGTCACCGCCGCGCTGGTGGCGCAAAGCACAGAAGCCCTGCGCGGACTGAACTACGACAAACAGAACTGGCAGCAGGTTTACAGTGCTGCAGGCAGTATTACCGTAAAGCTACCTGACGGTAGCACATACAGCGGACCGTCATGGAAGTATCTGTCCGACAATATGGCGACAAAATCGGGTGGTGCGGTGCCCGTTAACCAGGGCGGTACCGGTTCGACGGATGAATCGGGCGCTCGCGAAAAACTCGGTCTGGGAACTGCTGCAACAAAAGATACTGGCACATCCCCTGGTCAGGTTTTACTGGCAGGTGAGGCTTTTGGCTTGGGTGGTAATTTAGCTGGGTACTCATATTCACAGCCAACGGGTTTTTATACTGGTCAACCTGATGCTCCAACACCTGGCTATGGTGGCGGATGTGTTCGAATGAGTAGTGGCAATTATCAGTCAGAGTGGTTTTCCCCCATGGCTGGGCAGGTGCGATTCTTCGCCAGGAATATTAATTCCATATCCGGTGGGAGTGCATGGGCTGAATTCTATTCCACTCACAATACTACAAAGGCTGCAGATGGTACGCTAAAGGCAGCGTCGCCAATAGTGAAAATTTTCCATGATGGCAGCTCGGAGACAAATGACGAGTCGGAAGGATGTGCGGTCACCAGGGTATCGGTCGGGGTATATCTGGTTGAAGGGTGTACTGGGCTCAACTCGGATGCAGGATGGGGGGGGATCGATGGCGGCTTTGACATACCGAAAGACCGTAACCGCCAGCCGCTTATCTGGCTGGACTATGAGGTTAATGCGGATGGTTCTGTGCTGGTAAAAACCTATCACCGCACTCACCCGGATGCCCCGGCGTTCGCCCGCAATGAACGTGAAGGTTACACCGAGGGAGACCCGATAGACATTCCATCTGACCAGTTTGTTTCTGTGCGTGTGGAAATGCCGGCAAACAGTATCTGGCACCAGAAACAGAATGAGATGCGGGAAGTAATGGAGAAAGCTGAACGCGAGCGACAGCAAAATCAGCAGGATACGGCATCGTAATAAATGAGAGTTGCCGCAACCATACCGTATGCAAGAGCATGGTTGCGGCCGGCTGGCGAACGTTCGATAGTGCGATTATTGAATGATTGCCAGCCGCGGCGGATTGTACTTAAGCCATATTACCCTTCAAAGATAATTAATCTGAAACCAGCCACATTTCAGACTCTTCAAACATTTCCTGAACGACGGCACTGATCCGTTCCTTCTCATGCTTGCTGGCATCAGTGTTGATCGCCGGCAGCGTCATCATCGGTTTAACCCGGACATCAGCATCGGGGAAGATCCGGTGAACCCTCTTACTCAATTCGCCCAGAATGATGTCTTTTGCACCGGGCAGACCATCAAAATTCCTTTTGTCATAAACGAGTTCCACAAACATTACGAGTCACCTCTTTACTGGATGGATATACAGTATTTATACTGTGTTTTTATTCGGTATTCAAGAGAGGGCGTAATGATGCCACGACGCAGCGATATTGAAATGGCCTGGTATGCTTCGATACGGCAGGAACCGAATGGCCGGCAGACTGTCACCACACAGCGGTTTGTCCAGGAACTGAGCAAGGTTAACTGGAGCTGGACAATGAAGCAGGCCAACGAGTGGATCGAGTGGTATGTGACAACATTCCGCGATGTATCAACGCAGGAAGGCGAGAACCGTACCTTTCAGCTGTTTAATCCAAACGGAGGACTATAG